TAATAAAACGCAATCAGCAGTTTAATATATAAATATTATATGCAATTATAATAAAGATATCATAGGCAGCGAAGCAAATAAAAAAATATATAATAGGTTAAAGGTTTACAATCCCAAATGAACAAATAATCGGGTGTTTTATGGGTACACTCTCCCCAAGGGACTATATAATCTTAAAAAAATGGGTGAGCGTAGACCGACGCCCCCATTTACGCAAATTTTCGCAAAATTAAGCAAGGGGGCCTAAAAACGGTTACATTAAAATTATCGCATAACTAAATATACACTTGCATTATTGCATACTTGAAATCGTCCTCAAGTGTGCATTTTTTATTGCTTTTTAATATAAAAAGGTTCACAAAAATGTGAACCGATTATTATCAGGGCTGCAAACGAAAATTCAATGAAGCTATTGGGTATTACAAAAGTAAATTGAACACTGACAATAAAATAATATAAAAACAGTAAAATCTTCATAAGCATTCCTCCTCCTAAAACGCGATTCTTTTCGTTTGCTCTGAACCACACTTGGTCTGGTGAGTCATAGAGGAGCTTAATAGATGACTCATAAATATTATATCACAACATTATGAAGATTTCAATTATTCGGCTGTTGTTTATTGAATTTTACTGATAGAGGAGAACAGTTTATGACCGAAGAACAGAAAATTAAAATTCGCAGAATGCGGCTTGACGGTAACGGATATAAGCATATTGCAAGTACACTTATTCTGCCGCTGAGTACAGTGAAATCATATTGTAAACGAAACAGACTTGTAGGCATAGGACCAGTGGTGGCAATGAACAACGATGTATCTGTACAGCTTGGTCTTATCTGCCGGAACTGCGGAAAACGGCTTAAGCATACAGCAGGCAAAAAAAGAAAAGTTTTCTGCTCGGACAAATGCAGAAAACAATATTGGAATTTACATAACGGAGGAAAAGTATGATTGAACATATAGAACCGAAAGCAACAGCAGACGGAGTTGCAGTGTATTGTGCTCACGATAAGATTGTTGATACGGACAGCTTGGTGGGCAATCCGAGAAATCCGAACAAGCACCCGAAGGAACAGATAACCGCATTGGCTAAAATCATAAAACGTCAAGGCTGGCGACATCCGATTGTAGTGTCAAACCGTTCCGGATTTGTGGTAAAAGGTCACGGAAGACTTCTTGCCGCAAAAGAAATCGGAGCAAAGCAAGTTCCCGTTGATTTTCAGGATTATGAAAGTGAAGCTTCGGAATATGCCGACCTTATGGCAGATAATAAAATACAGGAGTTTTCAGAACTTGATATGAAAATGTCTGCTGATATTTTACAAGATATAAAGGACAGCGGTGATATTGAACTTGAGATGTCTGCATTTACGGAAGAAGCACTTAATGAACTTCTCGCCAAATCACAAGAGGGTGAAGTTAAAGAAGATGATGCAGATTTGACACCTCCGGAGAATCCGGTGTCTGAACAAGGTGATATATGGCTTTTGGGAAAACACAGATTAATATGCGGTGACAGTACCAAAGCGGAAACATATGAAAACTTGATGAATGGTAAGAAAGCAAATCTTGTTGTAACAGACCCGCCGTATAATGTTGCATACGAGGGTACGGCAGGTACTATTCAAAATGACAGCATGGAGGACGGAAAGTTTTATGAATTTCTGTTTTCAGCTTTTAAGTGTATGTATGATGTTTGTGCGGATGGTGCAAGTATTTATGTTTTTCATGCTGATAAGGAAAGTATAAATTTCAGAACGGCATTTCGTGATGCCGGATTTTTCTGTCATCAAACGTGTATATGGGTGAAAAATACACCCGTGCTCGGCAGATGTGATTATCAGTATTGTCATGAGCCTATACTTGTCGGATGGAAACCTACAGCCGGACATAAGTGGTATTCTGACAGAAAACAAAGAACGGTATGGAATTTTGACAAGCCGAAGAAATCGGAACTTCATCCGACAACAAAACCAATACCGCTTGTGGCATATCCGATACAAAATTCAAGTGTGGTCAATTCAGTTATTCTTGAACCGTTCGGCGGCAGTGGAAGTACATTGATTGCGTGTGAACAGACTGACCGTATATGTTATGCGATTGAGATTGATGAGAAGTTTGTAGATGTAATTGTAAGACGTTATGTGGATTTTAAAGAAAATTCAGATGACGTTTTTTTATTGCGTAACGGTGAAAAAATTCCGTACAGTGAGGTATTGACGAATGAGTAATTTAACACTTGGCTCATTATTTGACGGCAGCGGAGGTTTTCCTCTTGCCGGAATGATGGCTGGAATTACGCCTATATGGGCGAGTGAAATCGAACCATTTCCTATTCGGGTTACTACCAAGCGTATTCCGCATATGAAACACTACGGGGATATTTCAAAAATGAACGGCGGAAAGATTGAGTCGGTTGATATAATTACATTCGGGAGTCCTTGTCAAAACTTGTCTTTGGCAGGAAAACGTGAAGGGCTAAACGGTGAAAAATCATCAATGTTTTTTGAGGCGATTCGGGTTATAAAGGAAATGAGGGAGAGTACAAATGGAGAATATCCGAGATGGATTGTGTGGGAGAATGTGCCGGGAGCAATGTCAAGCTCAAAAGGACAGGATTTTAGGACAGTCCTTGAAGAAATCTGCAAAATCAAAGATGAAACCGTACATATTCCTATGCCTGAGAAGAAATGGACAACAGCCGGAGAAATTGTGGGAAATGATTATTCCGTTGCCTATCGAATACTCGATGCGCAATACTTCGGAGTCCCTCAAAGACGCAGAAGAATCTTTCTTGTCGCAGATTTTGCAGGAGAATGTGCCAGAAAAGTATTATTTGAGTCAGAGAGCGTGTTCGGGAATTTTAAGAAGAGCCTCTGCTCGTGGCAAGGAACTGCCGGAACTGCTGAAACGGGCATTGGAGAAACAGGCACAATATGTTTAAACGATCAAGGCGGAGAACGTATAGATGTGACGCAAGACAAAACAACTACATTGAGAGCACAGGCACATCATCCGCCGTGTGTAATGTTTGAAAATCACTCTCAAGATACAAGATATATAGGTCCGTTGGAAGTATCACAGACAGTGCTTGCAACTTTCGGAACGGGCGGTAATAATCAGCCGTTTGTCGTGCATACACCAAAAACTTTAAAAATCAGATGCGGATGTGACGGCGGCGGTAAAGGTGCATTGATACAAGAAAATAAGTCGGCAACATTAAGCTGTAATAATGACCAGACCTTATTTGAACCGAAAGTGTACGGGATATGTTCAAACGATAGCAATTCGATGAAGTCTGACAATCCGAACAGCGGAATATATGCGGCAGATACTTCTCGCACCATTGACTGCGGAGGTGTAAATCCGTCATCTAATCAAGGAGGTATGGCTGTTGTTGTATTAAAGGGTTCAATGATTGGACGTAAGGAGAAAAACGGACCGAACGGCAGCGGATTTAATCAGGATACATCATTTACATTAAATACAGTTGACCGACATGCGGTTGCATACGGAATTGACCGTGCTGCATTTAATCAAGGACAAAATGCGTTATATGATTTTGCAATAGAAAAAGAGAAACAGCCGACAATGGTGGCAAAAGGTCCGGGAGCGGTAGCCGAACCTGCATATTCGGCAAGCAAGGCATCATTCTTTACAAGTGCCGAAAAAGAATGTGCAAATACACTTGTTGCAAGCGATTACAAAGACCCTCCGCTTGTAAATGATACAAACGGTACGGAATATATAGTAAGACGTCTGACACCTAAAGAATGTGCTCTGCTGCAAGGGTTCCCTGTATGGTGGTGTGACGGTTTGGAAACAGAAAATCCTACGGAAGAAGAAATTCAGAAATGGTCGGATATTTTTGAAAATCACAGAAAAGCACTTTGTAAAAGTACAAAACCGAAAACAAGAAATCAGATTATAAAGTGGCTTAAAAATCCTCATTCCGACAGTGCGGAATATACGATGTGGGGAAATGGTGTTGCACTTCCGTGCGTGTTCTATGTATTGAACGGAATTGCTCACTATGCTGAACTCACAAATTCTGTAACGTAATATTGTGTACTATACAACTTGATATATTTTCTGCATGACGGTAATATGTGCTTAACAAAAAAATAAAGGAGGATTACCGTAATGGAGATTAAATATAATCTGACAGGAACGGACAGAAAGGCTCTTGTGAAAGCAGTTAGCAATATAATCGGAAAAAAGTCTAAATATCTTGGAGCACCGTCGTTTGCTTATCAAATTGGAGACTACTGTACAGTTACGAGTGACGGAACACTTAAAATTTCAAACGACACCGACAATGATAAAGTTGAGCATTTACTTGAAAAGCTGTATGAGTGCGGATATGAAACCGAGAATGATGAAAATGTTGATATTTCAGATACAAATAAAGATTTTGAAAGTGAAACAATAGGCTGTTCAATCGGACTGCCGATTGCAAAATTATCTGATAAACCTTGTAGCGATAAAATAATTGCAAATCTCAAAGCGATTATTGCGGGTAAAATGACCTTGTTTCAAAAAGCGGTCGGTACGGATAAGGAACTGAAAGTTGAATGGAACAAGGATGAAATATGGTTTGACTGGTTTGACAGCGTAATTCCAAATGAAAAGCTTGGACTGTATATATCACTTTTCAAAGCCCTTTACCAAATGGCGGAAAAAGCTGTAAGAGTGAATACAAAGGATAAGCCGGTTGACAACGAAAAATTTGCAATGCGTACATTCTTAAACCGTATCGGTTTATCAGGTATTGAATATAAACCGCTCCGTAAGGAACTGATGAGAAATCTCAGCGGTGACGGTGCATTTCGCTACGGCAGACCGGAGCGATGTAAGTAAGAAAGATAAACACGAACTCAATATACAGCCGTAATGTACACAAATTATAGTGTATATTATTGTGTACTAATCGTATTGATATAATCTCCGTATGACGGTAATATGTGTTACAAGAAAAGGGCAGAAAGCCTAAAAACGGAGGAAATACAATGAACGAGAAAACAAGAATTCAGATTGAGGAAATGAAAAGACAGACCATCGGTGTTGAGGTTGAAATGAACAACATCACAAGAGAAAATGCTGCGAGAATAGCCGCAGACTATTTCGGAACAGGCAGATACAAATATACAGCAGACAGAAACGGTTATTACACTTGGTCAGCTTGGGACACGGAGGGCAGAGAATGGAAGTTCCAAAGAGATGTAAGCATTGCAGGGGTTGACAGTGAGAAATGCGAATTGGTAACGCCGATTCTTAAATACGAAGATATTCCGCTTTTGCAGGAACTTATAAGAAGACTTAGAAAAGCAAAAGCCAAAAGCGATGCAACACGAGGATGCGGCGTACATATTCATATCGGTGCAAACGGACACACAGCACAGACACTCAGAAATCTTGCAAACATAATGGCAAGCCACGAAAGCCTCATAGCAAGTGCATTAAATATTTCACAGAGCAGAATAAACAATTACTGCAGAATGGTAAGTCCGAAATTTCTTGATAACCTTAACAGAAGAAAGCCAAGAACAATGTCGGAATTAGCGGATATTTGGTACACATCAAACGGTGCAAACTACGGCAGAACACAGCATTACAACGACAGCAGATACCATATGCTGAACCTACACGCAACTTTTACAAAAGGAACGGTTGAATTCAGACTTTTTCAATTCGATGCACCGTCCAACGGAAAACAAAACGGCTTACACGCAGGACAGTTAAAAAGCTACATTCAGCTTTGCCTTGCACTCAGTCAGATGGCAAAAACATTAAAGTCAGCAAGTCCGAAACCACAGCAGACTGAAAATCCTAAATACGCAATGAGAACATGGCTTTTAAGACTTGGATTTATCGGTGAAGAATTTGCAACGGCAAGAGAAATTCTTACAAAACACCTTGATGGAGATGCATCATTCAGAAACGGCAGAATGGCATAACCGAAGAAAACAGCCTCCTAAAACCTTAAAACTGCGACCGCATTAGGCGGTCTTAAGGTGGTAGAAGGGTGTTTCCTTCGGAAAGGATATGATAATAATGAAACGGCATTACTTAACTTACGGCAGTAACCTTTACATACCGCAAATGCGGTATCGCTGTCCGTCGGCACGGCTTATGGGAACTGCGGTTATAGAGAATTACAAGCTAATGTTCAAGAAAAGCAAAACGGGCTCTTATCTGACCGTTGAACCGAAACAAGGTGCGGAAGTCCCTGTTGCCGTGTGGCAGTTGACAACAGAGGGCGAACGGTCGCTTGACCGCTACGAGGGGTATCCGAAATATTATTATAAAAAGGAATTTCAAGTAACGGTAACAGGAATTAAGACGGGCAAAAAACGTGAACGTACAGCATTTGCATATATATTGGACGAAAACAGACCGAGCGGTGTTCCGTCAATGAGTTATGTTATGACTTGTCTTTGGGGATACAGAAACTTCGGATTTGATTCAAAACAGTTGTTACACGCTATTGACGAAAGCAAAAAGGAGACAATGATATGAAGAAGTATGAAGATATAAAAACAGCCATATGTCCTAAATGCGGACAGGAATACACGGGCAGACCAGCATTATCAAGAGCAGATAACAAAACAATGATTTGTCCTGACTGCGGAATACACGAGGCACTTGAAAATATCGGTGTAGGCAAAGAGGAGCAGAATGAAATACTTGAAATTATACACCGCAGTATGAGAGAAAAAGACAAATAAGTCTTTAGCAGTTACAGCCAACGGACGGTTTAAGCCGTCCTTATGGCAGTAGAAGCGGTATTACAAAAATCAACCGCTAAGAAAGGACGAAATATTATGAAAACAAAAATCTACGGAGCATACGGCTCAAATATTAATTTGGAACAGATGGCGTATAGATGTCCGCATGCTGAAGTGTACAAGGTGGGGTACATAAACGGCTATCGGCTCACATTCAGGAGCGGAGGCTTTGCCAACATTGAAAAATCTGAGGGAGACAGAGTGCCTGTTCTGCTTTGGGTTATTACAGAACAGTGCGAAAAGACACTTGACCATTATGAGGGTTATCCGAGCTTTTATATCAAGCAGAATATTTCGGTGGAAATTGATAACGGCGAAGATACGATTGAAGCGATGTTCTATGTTATGGACGATAAATACTGTCAAAAGATGCAGACACCGACAGAGTATTATTACGGAGGAATAGAACGCGGGTATAAATCTAACGGTATGCCCGTGGAGGAATTAAAGACGGCATTTGAACGCTGTATGGCGGAGGTGAATTGAGATGGATAATTTTTTTACACAGAAAAACTGTGACCGATGCGGAAAGTCTTTAAAAGACGGTAGAATTCAAAGTATGTTTAATAGCGAATGTATCTGTATGGACTGCAAGAAAAAAGAATGTGCCGATTCGGAATACAAAAAGGCACAAGATGCCGACATTGCGGAAATTCGTAAGGGAAACTATAACTTTAAGGGAATACGAGGGTAGTATATACACAAATAAAGGCTGTACTTTTTGTTATAGTAATGGTATTGATAAAGTCCTCATATAACGGTAATATGTGTACAACAAAAAGATAAACAGACCGAGAAAACGGAGGAAAACAAAATGCTAAAATTAAAGAAACTTTACAGCCTTATCAACCGAAACGCAACAATGAAATTGGTTAATGAAAAACATACAGACGTTTATTTCTGCGGAACAGTTAAAGATATTCCTGACCAATATGATTTATGGAAAGTAGTTGACCTTTTTGAACTAAACAGCTATGAATATGAGATTATGATTACAGAAAAATAAGAAAATACAATTTTTAAACCGCCTTAAATGGCGGTTTTTTGTATGAAAATTTTTAATGACAAGAAATTTATACGAATGGAGGTGATACGCTTGGCACAGAGGGGCAGAAAGCCGAAACCAACGGCAGTAAAACAGCTTGAGGGTAATCCAGGCAAGAGACAGTTAAACGCAAATGAGCCGAAACCTGCGGCTCGTGCACCGTCTTGTCCGAAATGGCTTGAAGATGATGCGAAAAAGGAATGGAGACGTCTTGCGAAACAGATGGAACAGCTCGGTATTCTAACAGAAGTTGATATGGCGGCTTTTGCGGGATATTGCCAAGCTTATGCACGTTGGAAAGAGGCAGAAGAATTTATATCAAGACACGGTGCTATTGTCAAAACTCCGAGCGGATATTGGCAGCAAGTGCCGCAGGTATCTATTGCTCAGCAGTATATGAAACAGATGAGCAAGTTCTGTGAACAGTTCGGTCTTACTCCTGCGTCAAGGTCAAGAATTGTAACAGACAGAGGCAATGACAGCAGTGATGACGCAATGGAACAGCTTCTTTCATTGGGCGGAGAGAAAAAGTAATGTATGACGAAAATAAAGCAAAACGTGCAGTTACATTTATAAATGCACTTAAACATACAAAAGGCAAATGGCGGGGTGTGCCTTTTGAATTGCTGCCGTGGCAGGATAAAATAATAAATGATGTGTTCGGTACGGTAAAGGAGAACGGATACAGACAATACAACACAGCATATGTTGAAATACCGAAGAAGATGGGTAAGTCAGAACTTGCAGCAGGAGTGGCGCTGTATCTTACATGCGGTGACGGTGAATGGGGTGCAGAAGTATACGGCTGTGCAAGTGACCGTCAGCAGGCAAGTATTGTGTTTGATGTGGCGGTGGATATGGTCGAACAATGTCCTGCTTTGAAAAAGAGAATTAAGCCTGTTATGTCAGTAAAAAGACTTGTGTATAAACCGACTAATTCATATTATCAAGTGCTGTCGAGCGAGGCTTTTACAAAACACGGTCTTAATGTTCACGGCGTAATATTTGATGAACTGCATTCACAGCCGAACCGTGAATTGTTTGATGTAATGACAAAAGGTTCAGGTGATGCACGAACACAGCCACTGTTCTTTCTTATAACTACTGCCGGAACAGACCGAAACAGCATATGTTTTGAACAGCACCAAAAGGCAGTTGACATTTTGGAAGGCAGAAAAATCGATCCGACATTTTATCCTGTTATATACGGAATAGAAGATACAGATGACTGGACAGATGAGCGTAATTGGTATAAAGCAAATCCTTCGCTCGGACATACGGTTGACATTGAAAAAGTCCGTGCCGCATTTTTGTCGGCAAAGGAAAATCCGGCTGAGGAAAATCTGTTCAGACAGCTCCGACTTAATCAGTGGGTTAAGCAGTCAACACGATGGATGCAGATGGAGAAATGGGATGCGTGCGATGAAGTAATAAATCTTGATACACTTATCGGAAGGAAATGCTATGCAGGTCTTGACCTTTCAACAACACTTGACCTTACGGCATTTGTTTTGGTGTTTCCTCCGAGAAACGATACAGAAAAATATATAATTGTTCCGTATTTTTGGATACCGGAAGAAAATCTTCGTCAGCGTGTCAGACGTGACCACGTTCCGTATGATGTATGGAAAGCAAACGGATTTATACGAACAACAGAGGGGAATGTAGTTGACTACCGAAGAATAGAGACTGACATAAAGGATATTGCAAGCAAGTACGTTGTGCGTGAAATAGCATATGACAGATATAATGCAACGCAGATAATTCTTAATTTGCAGGATGAAGGATTGACGATGATACCGTTCGGACAAGGCTTTAAGGATATGTCACCTCCGACCAAGGAACTTTACTCGCTTGTTCTGAAAGAAAAGATTATACATAACAATCATCCTGTACTCAGATGGAATTTTGATAATGTATGTGTAGAAACAGATTCGGCAGAAAATATTAAACTTTCTAAGAAACACAGTACCGAACGAATAGACGGTGCGGTTGCAGCAGTAATGGCACTCGACAGAGCAGTTCGTAACGGCGGACAGCAGGGAAGTGTTTATGACAGTAGGGGTATTATTGTATTTTAAAATAAATTAACATAAAAATATTTAGGTAAATTTATTGACTTTTTGGCTTGGATTGAGTATAATAATCATAGAAAGAATAATACTATATATGTCAGGAGGTTTTTAGTATGGGAACTATTAATAATCAAATTCTTAATTTTGCCGATAAACTTATACCTATTTCTGATTTTAGTAAAGGAAAAACTGCACAGATATTTGAAGACGTAAAAAATAATAATGCAGAATATATTGTACTGAAAAATAATCAGCCGACAGCGTTGGTTATTTCTATTGACAATTATCGTGAAATGGCAGATAAGGCGGCAAAGATGGAACTATTACTTGATAAAATCGAAGAGAAAAGGCTTCTTGGTATTGCGAATGAAAGAATAAGCGATGGTCATGAAACCACAGATTTTAACGATGTAATTACTGAGTTGGGTTTTACAGAAGAAGAAATATATAATGGTATAGATGATGTGGAGTTTGAATAATGTGGCAAGTTAAATTCTTAAATGAAGCAAAGAAAGATTTGGCGAAATTAGATAATTCACTGAAAGGGCAGGTATTAAAGGGGATTGCAAAAGTAAGAACAAATCCTCTGCCTGTTCCGCATGGTTATGGTAAGCCATTGGGAAATAAAGGTGGAAATAATTTGACTGGATTTTTCAAAATAAAATATAAAGGTATCGGAATTAGGGTAGTATATTCTCTTGTGTCAGAAGAAAAAATAATGAACATAGTTGTAATATCACAAAGGGATGATGAGTATTGCTATGAAATAGCAGCAAAATTGTATAATAAATATGGTGACGATATTTTTAGTAATATGTTCAGTGAGTAATATGTATATATTTTAAAAGTAAATAGTGCGAATTGAAAAATATAATTACAATTAAGATGAGGTTGAATGTGAATTGGGAAGAGCAAAACAAAAACGCAATAGAAAGATAAAAAAAGGGGAACGCGTGCGATTTGATTTACAAAATTCGCCTAAAAAGTTGGATGGGTGTCTATGTTTAATGATATTATTAGCATTATTTCATTTGTTGGATTATTGATAAGTTTTATTGTTAAAAGTGATATTCCATCCCGATTACTCGGGGGTAAATTAAATAAATAGATTTTTAGCATCTCATTAGAGGTGCTTTTTTTATGGGAGGAAATATGGGGGTTATAAAATCAATATTCAAACCAAGAGACAAGCCTAAAAATCATACGGGTGACAGTATCGGAGGAGGACGTTCATTTCCTTTTGGGCGAACGTGGTCGGGAAAATCTGTGACGGAACGGTCGGCTATGCAGACAACGGCAGTATATGCGTGTGTTCGTATCATATCGGAAACGGTAGCAAGTCTGCCGATTCATCTTTATGAATACACGGACAGCGGAAAAGAGCGAGCCTTTACGCATCCGCTGTACAGACTTCTGCACGATATACCCAATCCCGAAATGAACAGTTTCATAATGCGTGAGGTTATGATGTCACATCTGCTTTTGTGGGGGAATTCGTATTCACAGATTATCCGAAACGGTAAAGGTGAGGTTACGGCGCTGTATCCGCTTATGCCGGAAAAGATGCGTATAGACAGAGGTGCGGACACAAAAATATATTACACATATAACAGTGATAAGCAGGGGACATTTGTATTTCGCAAAGATGAAATTCTGCATATAGTCGGACTGGGATTTGACGGACTGGTAGGATACTCACCGATTGCTATGGCTAAGAATGCGATAGGACTTTCTATTGCTGCCGAAGAATACGGCTCAAGTTTTTTCTCAAACAGCGGTACACCAAGCGGAGTTTTGGAACATCCGGGAGTTTTGAAAGAGCCTGAAAAAGTTCGTGACGCATGGAATGACGCATACGGCGGAAGTTCAAATGCACACAAGGTTGCAGTGTTGGAAGAAGGAATGAAATTCAATCCAATTTCGATAAATCCTCATGAGGCACAGTTTCTCGAAACAAGAAAATTTCAAGTGAATGAAATATGCAGAATATTTCGTGTTCCTCCGCATATGATTGCCGATTTGGAAAAATCAAGTTTTAACAATATAGAACAGCAGTCGCTTGATTTTGTGACAAATACAATCCGACCGTGGCTTGTGAGGATAGAGCAGACAATATTTCAGCAGCTTCTGACAGAAGAAGAACAGAAGAAATACTTCGTAAAATTCAATGTTGACGGACTTCTGCGAGGGGATTTTAAAAGCCGTATGAGCGGATATGCTATCGGCAGACAGAATGGGTGGTACAGTGCAAACGATATAAGGGAATTGGAGGATATGAATAAAATACCTAAAGAACTTGGCGGTGACAGATATTTGTGTAACGGCAATATGGTTGATATAAATAATGCCGGAAATTACAACAGCGGGGGTGAAAGTGAAAATGAGTAAATTTTGGAGGTTCAAGACTGTTAAAAACAAAATAGACGAAGAAAATGAAAGCACAGAAAATGTGCTTTTTTTAAATGGTGTAATTGCTGAAGAAAGCTGGTACAGCGATGATGTAACACCGAAAATGTTCCGTGATGAACTTAATCGGTACGACGGTGATATTACGGTATGGATAAACAGTCCGGGCGGTGACTGTTTTGCGGCAAGTGAAATATATACGGCACTGAAAGAACATAACGGCAAAATTACCGTTAAAATAAACGGCATTGCGGCAAGTGCGGCATCTGTAATTGCAATGGCTGGGGATATGGTTGAGATGTCTCCGACATCAATGATTATGATACATAATCCTTCAATGATGCTTTACGGACAGGCATCGGAACTTGAACAAGGTATTGATTTTCTTAACGAAGTAAAGGAATCAATTATAAATGCTTATCAGATAAAGACCGGACTGTCACGAAGCAAACTGTCACATTTGATGGACGGAGAAACATGGATGAATGCACATTCGGCACATGATATGGGGTTCTGCGACAAAATCCTATACGGCAATGATGACAGCACTGATAATCAAGATATGATTTTTGACAAAACAACAATGGTGACTAATACTATTGCCGCAATGCGAAAAAAACTTAAGCCGATAGTCAAGCCGGAAGATTCAAAGTATTGTATTCCGTCAGAACAGTTTGAAACAAGATTAAATTTATTGAAATAATGGGGGTAATATAAATGGCGTCAATAACTGATTTAAGACAAAAAAGAGCAGCGTTATGGGAAAAGACAAAGAAATTTCTTGATAATGCAAAACGAGAAAACGATATGCTTTCGGCAGAGGACGTAGAAACATATGAAAAAATGGAGAGTGAAATTGTTGCTCTCGGCAAAGAGATAGATATTTTAGAACGTCAGGCAGAGATGGAAAAAAGATTGAATTCTCCGGTTAATACACCCGTTCTTGAAACACCTAAAACGAACGGTAATACAAAAACTGGCAGAGCAAGTGACGAATATAAGCAGGCATTTTGGAAGCTTATGAAGAATAATCAGCTGTCATATTCGGTGCATGATACATTGCAGATCGGTACTGACAGTGACGGCGGATATCTTGTTCCGGACGAATACGAGGCAGTTCTAATTGATAAACTTGCCGATGAAAACATTATGCGAGGATTAACTACAATCATAACAAGTGCAAACGGTGATAAAAAGATTCCGGTAGTTGCATCTCACGGTGAGGCTGTGTGGACAGATGAAGGCTCGGAATATACTGAAAGTGATGACGAGTTCGGAACGGTATCGCTTGGAGCTCATAAGCTCAGTACGATTATAAAAGTATCGGAAGAACTGCTCAATGACTCCGCATTTAATCTTGAAACATACATATCATCGGAATTTGCAAGAAGAATGGGTGCGGCAGAGGAATTGGCATTTATCAACGGCAACGGTACAGGAAAACCGACAGGTGTGTTAAATACGGCTGAAGTAGGGGTTACGTCTGCTGCGTCAAATGCAATTACGACAGATGAAATAATTGACCTATATCACAGCCTTAGAACACCGTATCGAAAGAATGCCGTATTTATGTCAAGCGACAGTACAATAAAGGCTATAAGAAAACTTAAAGACAGTAACGGTCAGTATTTATGGCAGCCGGGTCTGCAGGCGGGACAGCCGGATACAATTCTTAACCGTCCGATACATACTTCTGCATATATGCCTGAGATAGAGTCCGGCAATAAGATATTGCTATTTGGTGATTTATCATATTATTGGGTGGCTGACAGACAAGGACGTTCATTCCAAAGACTGAATGAACTTTTTGCAAAGAACGGACAAGTCGGTTTCCGTGTATTCCAAAGATTAGACGGAAAGCTGATATTACCTGAATCGGTTAAGACTGTTCAGATGAAATAACAGGAGGGTAAAATGAAAATAAAGATAACAACTTCATGCTCGGGTTTGACTTTCAGTTTTTCTGAAGGTCAAACTGTTGATGTTGACAAGAAAAT